ATGAACATCTTAGCGGCCCGGTTTAAAACGGTCCGTTTGGCCATCTCATCACTGAACTTCTTCTGGACGTTGTTCTGACGGCTGCGACTTTGCGCCCATGATGTGTCGATTTGTGCCTTCGTCATAACGGTGTAGTCCACTCGTCCATTTGTTAGTTTGATGAAGGCGAAGGCACCAATTAATTCCTTGTCCAGGTTAGCAAAGGAAGGTTCAAACTTAGTCACAATGATGTGGCCAACCTCATCTGCTCCGATCTCAAACTTATCGCCCCGATGGACGACTTGGGCGTCGATATCTTCGACACTATCCAGTCGTTTAAGGGCGGCAATGGTTCCAAAATACGACCGTTGCATTTGAAGCTCGTTGCCATAAACGATGAAGTAACACTGATTCTTGGCCGGTGATAGGCCCTGAATGGCCATATCTAACAAGGCGTTGGCAATGCTTGGCTCAGTGCATACGGTTAAGGCTGGATTCCCTTGCCGATCCTTAACCGTCTGTAAGCGTAAGTAGGCAGCCTTCAAGGCATTCTGGGCGTTATAGTTGGCCGGAAGGGCTAACCCCTCGTCCTTTAGCATATCCAGACGCTTAGCGACCGCACTTGTAATTTGTTTAGCGTTAGTTGGTTGATACATAATTAAAACCTCCCGGTTACTTCGTGTTTCCAGTCCTTTGCGTACAGAACCAATTGCTCTGCCTGCTTAACGATGGCGTCATGTTCAACAATGGCCTTGCTCCGTGTCTTTGGTTCATGCAATACTAAGCGATTGGCATCCGTTAGTATGTGTTCGCTTAGCTTTAGCAGTTGGTTAGCCACTTGGCCAACTTTGATTTCATCTGGTGTCATGGTAAAATACTCCTTAGAATATGTTTTTGTTTGGCCTAGCGGTTTCGCTGGGCCTTTTTCTGTTGTGGAAAGCTGTACTTGAAGCTAGCCAGGAAGTATGGCACGATGGCCACCGTTGCCAGGATCAAGTGGTTCGTCAGTAGTAGTGCGATTGCCAAAATGAACAAGGCGGCGTACGCCAAGCATTCAGTGCTAGTCATTGTTAAACTCCTCCTTGCCCTTGTAGTGTTCGTTTCTCAACTTCATTTCTAGGCGGTGGCAACGCTCCGTGAGTAGAACGTTGTTCACCACCAAAGCGATCAAGAAGACCGCCATGATGACTAGTAATGGTCCCATCTCTATCCCTCCTATAACTTGGCTCGCCAGTCGATCAAATCGACATTGGCGTTGATCCATTCAATTGCTTTGCGTTCATTAATCTTAATCGGGTGTCCTCGCCCCGCATTTAGTCCGTAGACAAACGCCTGCGTTTCTGGGTGGCCTTCGAAGATGTAGGTCTTGACCCATTCTTTGCCCTTGCGCATCGGCAAGAGCCCAATGAATTCGTCTAGGCCGATCATCTTGTCGACCTCTTGGCGCTTGGACAAGCCGTACTCCTTCAGGAACATCGGCCGAATCTGCTCATAGAGTTGGGCGATCAAGTCCGGTGTGAAGTCATCTATTTGCAGTGGCATTCAAGTCCCCCCTTTCTGCTAGAATTAAGTCATCATTAATAACGAGGTGAACTAAATTGAAAGATTTTCTTATTTCAAACTGGACTTCAATAATCGCTACATTGTCTTTCTTTTTAAGCGTTGGACTAGCTATTGATCGAATTTTGCAATCTCGTCAAAGACTTAAATTAAATCGAACACGAGCTTATTTTGTTGGTCATAAATCCCTATATCTTTTAATAACCATTACTAATAAATCAAACGTCCCTATCGCAATCGTTAATGCTGAAGTAGGAAATGTAAAAGTGTATAGAGCTCAACACTATTTCATGAGTAGCAACACTGATGAGCGTAAAAACGTTTTGACTTCTCTTTTTCCTATACAACTAAACGCACACGAAACAGTTGATCTAATCATGGAATTCGTATCTGAAACAAATTGGATTAAAGGGCCTAATAATTTAAAACTAATTACATCTAAAAAACCGATATCTGAAGACCTCAACCTATTAAACCTAGAGATCCCAGAAGAGCAAGTCCTGAAAGAAGTGCCGACAAGATATAAATGATTAACAATTTGTCTAAATTTGAATACCAAGTGAAAATACGAGTAAGCAATTCTTTTAACATATTCTGACCTCCTAGTAGATCAATTAACCTTTTGCAATTCTTTTAAGTTCTTCATAGTTATTGCGTGCAGCATTGAATAATTCTGAATCCATTTACTTCACCTCCCTTGCTGTCCAATCAATGTCATCATGGTGTTCGTGCATCCACGCTCGCGCATATGGCAGGTAAATCTTAGTGATCTTGCCAGTACCATGAGCGCCGACAACCCAAGCACCTTGATGACCGTTTTCGATCTGGACCTCGGGGAACTGGTCGAAAATGTATAGCCGGATCCAGCTCTTAGCTTTGCCGGCAAATAGGTCTCCTCGAATCTCTTCGAGCTTGACCCAGTCCGGTTCACTTTTAGCAGGCTTAACAAGTGGTGCAATTTGTTCAGCTAAACTAAGTAAGTCCTGTTCAGTTAAAGTGAGTTCCATTTCCAAGCCTCCTTCTTTTCTGCTGTATAATCGGCTCATCTCCTAATGAAAGGAGGTGAATGTTATGACTGATAATGAACAACGTGCTCATGACTTAGCAATGCTGCTACTGAGTCATGGCGTTAACCATCTAAGCGCTGATGGTCAAGCTTTCTCATTTGAACGTTGGGAAAAAGCTTTGGCCGGCGACCAAGAATCGTGTGATTTGCTGACTAACGATTATTGGCGTGCTTATAACGGTTTCTTGTCATCACTTGAACGGACTAAACGTTAGGCCGTTCACTCTTTCCTGTTAGACGGTCATAACGAAGCTATCCAGCAAGGTGCATTCAACATGAATGTCACCATATGATTCGAGAGGTGCTAGCTTATCTAGTGCCTCTTTTAATTTGTCAGCATTCTCGGCAGAAATATGCACTTTGATTTCCATTTCTATTCCTCCTACAGCCCTAAGTCGTCGTCTTGCAGATAGGGCTTGATCATTTCCCGAAGTTTCTCAACAGCGAGGCTGTAGCCTTCGCTTGCAAGCTCATGGTATGGGCACCCATCATCTGGAATTTTGTTAATCACATCAATGGCAGTCAGAATTGCTTTAACAGCATAGGCTTCTACTAATTTCTCATCGACTGCCTTCGACTTAACTTCGTTCCGAGTCATCTCTATGCTCCCTTCTTTTCGTCTACGGTTTCGATCAATGGAAGAATGCCATGCCGTTTAAGCAATTCATACAATCCAAGCCGTCCCTTTTGCGTCCATTTAGTATGCATAACAGCTTTTTGAGTGCCGTCGGCTTTATCGACCATGATTGTTTCAGAGTGAGTCCAGCCTGTTCGTTGGTACTTGCTGTATAGCAGCCAGGTGTTACCTTGCTTATAGATAACGCCCAGATCGTGCAGCTTGTGGTTCATCGCTTGTCCACTCATGCCGTAATCTTTGGCAATCTGGGTAACCGTAACTAATGATTCATTGCTCAGCACCAGATCGTAGTAGCTTGCTTTAGGCGTCAGTTCATTGACCCGCTGTTCGGCAATTGACCGCCGTTCTCGTTCAGTTTTGAGTTCCGTTGCCAGTTTGATAATTGTGTCTGGGTTAAGCAGGACTTCTTCAATCTTCTCGTTCGTCATGTAAGCCCCGTGCTTGCGGATCGATGGAAGGACTTCTGAAGCAACCCAATCCGTGAACCGCTCTGCATTTTTGGCGTGTGATTTGAATGCTAGCTTGTACAGGCCAGCTTCGCTAATTACAGTTGCTTTCTGTTTTCCACCGGGGGTCGGTAAAACACCGACCCCTTTGAATTTCTCTGGAACATTATCACGAATGGCATCAGCAGTACGTTTGTATCCCAAAATTTCAGCCACGTCTTTTCCGACAAAATATGGTTCACCGTCAATTAGTAAAGTCCGTACTTGCTGATTGTTAAAGTCAAATAATTGGATTTCGTTTTTCATTGTTCTTCCCCTTTTTAAGTTAGCTAATTTAGCTAACTGACGTTTAAAAAAATATCCAGCGGTAGATTGAGAAGCTGGCTCGACCGAATTGCAACATCAGTTGATAGCTTTACTCGACCAGTCAGCATCGATGATAAGTAGTTCGGAGTAATCCCCACCTGCTTGGCGAACCATCCTCTCTTAATTCCACGCTCCTTTAAGATCTGAGACAATAGCTCACTTGCGTTTGGTTTCAAAACCGAAGTCATATTGCACCTCCTTTCAGTTAGCTGTTTCAGCTAGCTACGTAATTTAGTATACTCGCTAAAACAGCTAAGTCAACGAAATATTTAAATAATTTCGCTAAAATTAATAAAAGTTAGCTAAATAGTTGTATCATTTAGCTAAAAAGGTGGTACTTATAATGTCATTATTCAGTGAACGACTAACTAATTTAAGAGAGGCTAATAGCTGGTCGAAAACGTATGTAGCAAAGCAAATTGGGTTATCATCAATGCAAACCTACGCTAATTGGGAATACGGCCGAACTGAGCCGGATTTCTCTAACGTTACTAAGCTCGCCAACCTTTTTGGCGTCACCACCGACTACCTTCTCGGACGCGCCGCCCCGGACGAAGACCGCAATACCGCCGACCTCGCCGACGATGACACCATCTTTACTTACAAAGGTCAGCCACTTTCTGACGACGACAAAGAAATCATCCGGCGCTTGATGAATGGGAAGTAACCAATGAAAGATTGCATTGAGTACCTAGTGAACCTCGCTTTTACTCGAGGAATCAGCGCCGTCTTGACTAAAGAACTAAGCCCAGATACTCCCTCATGTGCCAACGCTAAACGCCGAATGGTGGTTATTAATATGAATTGGAACCGCCAAGAAGAAATCCCGTTCACGATTGCCCACGAGATTGCCCATATTTTGAATGAAGATAACGGCGTGCGTTATTACTCCTCTAATACCGTCAGAACCAAAACCGAAGCTGCAGCTAACCAAACGGCAATGGATCTTCTCCTTGACTACTGTAACGCTTACGACATTCCAGTTTCTAACTCAGTGGCGTTTTGCGAGCAGTTTGGGATCCCTACCGAGCTGGATTATATAGCCTACCTTAAAATCAAAGGTATCCTTTAAATCGAACCAAATTAAATAAAAAAGCGCCGCAAAGGGCGCTGGTAAAGGTATATGGAATTAAAAAAGTTACTTTGGCAGGTAGCTGTCAATTTTGTCGAGCTGCTAATAGCGGGCTTTTCAGCATATTTCACCAATGTAGCAATCTGGAAAACTATATCGTTGGCGTTTGTTGTTATTGGCCTAGTTGCATTATCAGTCATTTTAGCGGCTGACGACGTTATATTAAGACTCAATTCAAAGACACGGATTGACGAGTCCCGACGTCCCATTGTCAACAATTACAACAATTACAATGGACCGACAACTATTAACCAAATCAGAAAGTAAGATGAGCGATGATATCGATCACGATTCCTGCGTCAACACAAGCAATTATGACATCGAGGATAATCAAAATGATCAAAATGGTGAGTGCATCTACACCTTTAATAAGCTTACGTAACTTTCCAGAATCTGGTTCGATGTCACTCCTGTTATTATGAACATTCAATCTCAAGTTAGCACCCCTGGAGAAGAATATGAAAGTACCTATTAATGTTAATTATACCAATAAAATCGGGTCGTTGTTCCCTAGCGATCCTAAAACTGGCAACCCTATCTATCACATTCAGTACAACGAAGCCCCAATGGTGTACTCCGTCAGATTAACGCTTGCGCTAGTCGCTCTTGATTTCGACAAGGATTACACCATTCACTTGATGATAGTGTGCTCCGATGGCGAAGTTAAAATCAATGAGGACTTACAGCTTTCTGGAAATAAACTAAGTAAGGACAATATTATTGGCAATTCAAACCTGTTGTCTGCCACATTTTCAATCAACACTAGGCAATTTGAAGTTAATGAAGGAATTAACCAGTACACGGCATCCGTCATTTTAATAGACGCTCAAACTGGCCAGGTGTTCGATTCTATGACGACCTGGTTTATTACTGAACCAGAATCTGATTGACGTTACAAGCTGGCTACTAAACGGGGGAGATAATTATGAAGAAATTTTTAACTGCCGTAACGGTAGCACTGGCCGGATTAGCTCTG